ATGGCAAGACGCGGACGGCCTCGCAAATCAGGTAAGCGCACAGCAAGCGGGCGCCTCAAAGCCCAGCCTGTGACATTCGACAAGGGCACCGAGCGCACACAGGACAAGTTTAGCGTTTATGGCGCAGATGGGTCCGACGCTATCGGCAGGGCCTACGTCATGGGACTCCTGGGGGCAGACGGCAGCGGCCATCCGACGAGCGAGGCGCTTGACCTGCGCAACCTCGCCCGCAAGATACACCGCGCCTACTGGCCCATGCTGGCGGTGGGGCGTGAAAAGTCCTGCCTTGGCCTCGACATCAACGGGCAGGCGGTGAACGATAACCTGCTCGACCCCGAAGAGCGCGAATACAAGATCAGGCGCGAGAAACGGCTGACGGACACCCTGCGAGCGGTGGAGCGCATGTCCCGCCAGCACCGCAAAGCATTCGATGACCTGTGCATTGAGATACACCCTGACAGCGGACCTGCATGGCTGGACGGACTTATCTGGGCCAAGACGCACAGCAAGCCGGTTGATCCTGCCCATAAGCAGGCGATGGCGCGGGCAATTGAGGCGCTGGAACAAATCGGGCCTAAATGGGGATAGAAACGCAAGCGAATGCAGAACAGGGGTTGACCACCGCCTAAAAAGCTGCTATGCGCGTAAATGATATTCGGAATTGTGCCTATTGCCCGTTAGGTGTGAGGCGCAACCGAAACGAGATTGCTGCGGCGGCGCGCCGTGGCTCCGATAAGCCAGAGGTCGGCGGTTCGAATCCGCCCCTCCCGACGATAGCCAATGCGGAGTTAGCTCGAACCGGTGTAGGGCGACACAATGCTGCGGTGACAATAGGGATCAAGGTAGCTCAGCTGGATAGAGCGCTGGCACATTGCATTCGAGGTCGCTCCTGAACAGCGATTTCGTAGGGGCTGAGGGTTGGCGCTCTCAGCCCCTTTCTATTGGCCAGCGTCGCAACGACAAGGCCGGCCCGCACCTCGAAAAGCACCGATCACGGACCCTAGTGGGATAGCGTTGGTAGCGGGCAAACATCCCCCCGGTAAGTTTCGACGAACCGGAAAAGGGGGCCAAGCTGCGGCTAGCCCTCTTATTTTTTTGTCCAACGCTTGCGGCGCTCGCCCTGCCTCATATGGCCGGAGTAGCGACCGGCCCGCAGCATGCCAACATCCGCCCCGTGGAGTAGGCCCACCGACGAACTGGTGATGCCGAAACGCGGGGCTTTTGCTCAGGCCAGCGTCCATTGCGACAAGGCCCGTCCCGCACCTCCGAAAGCATAGCAAGCCGATGAGCATTATCTGGCAGGGTTGGTTGCGGGCAAAATTAAGAGCGATGCTTGCGAACGCGGGCAAGGGTAAGGAGCCGCTTGCGTTCGGCCTTTAGGGGCTTGGCTTTCGCTTCCAATTCGGCAAGCGCCGCCTCGATCCTGTCAAGGTGGCGGTGCTCGTCGGGGGTTAGGTGGTCAGTCACTGGCTTCGTGCCTCAGTCTGTTGATTTCGAGCCAAAGCACCCACGCCATATCTTTCTTGCCGCGATGGTATTCAGATTTGGCGGCGAACGTGTCGGTCATATTCGCGTAAGCCAAGTTCCAAAGGCGGTCTAGGGCGCTTGCCTCGTCCATCAGGCCACCTCGCTTTCAAGGAGGTGGCATCCGATGGCGCTGGCGGCGTTGTTGCTGAAGCTGGTCACGTGCTTCTGTTTACCGTTCTCGGTGAGGACAATCAGGCGGGTGCCCCAGCGGTTGGTTTCGTGGCCAACGACCCAGCCACATTCGCCGCCGTACATGCAGCCATATTCGAAGCGGACCTTGGCGTTGAGGAAGTCGGCGGCGTTCTGTTCGGTGATTTGCATTGTGTCGTTCCTTGTCTTGATGACCCCTTGTAACGCGGTGCGGCGTTACGGTCAAGCGTAAAAGTGCAGACAGGGCAAATTATTTTCGGGGGACAGGATGAACGATCTAACGATCCCCCACCATGACGCAGAGGCGGTTCGCCTGACATGCCTGGAGGCAGCCACGGCGCTAAACTGCATGAGGGAAGATCCGAAGGACGCGGCCGGTGTGGTGGACGACGCCACGCTGTTTGAGTTCTACGTAAGCAACGGGCAGTCTGTAGCGGTGTATTGCGGCAACGGGCTTGAGCGGGTCATCCGTGGCTAAGCCGCGCAACCCCCACGCAACGGCACTGATACACCACAGGCCCCAGGTAATGGACAAACACCGCAAGCGCAGCCGATCGCAGCGCAGGCGGGATGCGATAGAGCGGGAGCAGCGCGGTGACTAAGCGCACACGCGGTCGCAAGTGGATGGCCATAAGGGACCAAGCCCTAGCCAAGACGCAATACCGATGCGCTGAGTGTCTCCGCAACGATAGGCTGAGCATAGCCGATCAGGTCGATCACATCGTCCCGCTGTATAAGGGCGGAACGGATGACTTGGGCAACCTCGAGGGACTGTGCCTGACCTGCCATGGGCGCAAGACGGCGAAGGACATGGGCTACAGGGCGAAGACAACCTTCGGGGCAGACGGGTGGCCCACCGGGGGGTGAGGGAAACTCTAGGGACTGAGAGCGCGGAAACCGCCGCCAAACTTCACTTTTATTGCTATTACAGTTCCCGCCCGCGCGCGCGAGGGAGTTGACCTGCGCGGAGCGGGATGGTTTAGTGTTCGAGCCGATGAGGGGTTGCAGCCCCGTCACCGGCTCTAACCAGCGATGAGGTGACATCGTGGCTGACACGCCCACTAACGAAGACTCTACGTGCATACAATGCCAGGCTTGCATTCCTGCCACGGGGAAACGCGGGCCAGCCCGCGTGTTTTGCGCAGAGTGCAAGCATGCGCGCAACAGGGAGAGTACCCGCCTCCACTTCGCTAAACAAAGGTTGGCGCAGGGTAAGGTGAAGCGGCGCGAGGGTATGGCTGACCACCACACCATTTTGCTTGACGCGATCAAAAGGTATGTAGTCAACCCCAAGCGCCAGTGCATTGATTGCGGCAAGGCAATGGGCAGAACCGTGCCCTTTGGTGATCGCTGCGATGAATGCGGTTCGAGCCGAAACGAAGCCATATTGAGGCAGTGCCGAAGCGCCCGAAAGGTGAAGGTGCGCGATGGTCAGTTCGACCCATTTGAGGTGTTCACTACAGCCAAATGGAAATGCCATTACTGCGGGGTGCCCACCCCAAGAGAGCATAGAGGGGGCGTTAAGCCTACGGCTCCAGAGATCGACCACCTTTTGCCCATTTCGCGCGGGGGTTCGCACAACCGCCAGAACGTCGTTTGCGCCTGTCGAAAATGCAACAGTGACAAGCGGTGCAAGACCCCTGAGGAATTTGAGGTTTGGCGCTCCGCGCGGAGGTTACAACATGCCACGCAAGCAAAGGGTCGATAGCAACACGGCAGCGGTAAAGATCATGCAGGCTGCGGCGTCTGAATTGATGCCCCCTGCCCACGTTCCATTGGCTGATACTGACCTCCCCTTCTGGCACAACATCATTGCCGAGAAGGCGAAGGCGGAATGGACCGCGCACGACCTGGAGATTGCGGCGCTACTGGCTCGGGCAATGGCCTCGCTTGAGGGCGAGGAAACTAAGCTGCGGTCGGAAGACACGGTAATGTCGAACGCTGGTGGGACGCCGATGCAGAACCCGCGCCTTCGGGTTGTCGCGGACCTGCACGCTCGGGCAATCAAATACCGGCAGACGCTCGGCATCCACAACCGAGGCAAGAACGGCGAAAAGCGGGACACCGACAAGCGGAGCGCTATGGCAAAGGGCATCGAGGCTGAGCTTGGCGACGATCTCTTGGCGAGGCCGCATTGACGCGCGGCGAACGGGTAATCGCCTTCATCGAGCGGTATTGCAAGGTGCCCGAGGGCGCGCAGGTTGGGCAGCCGATCAAGCTGGCCGATTTCCAACGGCGCTTCATTCTGGAGGTTTACGACAACCCGCACGGGACGCGGCGCGGGTATCTGTCGATTGGGCGCAAGAACGGTAAGACCGCGATTATCGCCTGCATTCTGTTGGCCAATCTGGTCGGGCCAGAGGCGCAGCTAAACGGGCAGCTCGTGTCGGGGGCGCTGTCCCGCGATCAGGCGGCGCTAGTTTTCAATCTTGCGGCCAAGATGGTTCAGCTCTCGCCCGAGCTGTCGAAGATCATTCGGATCGTGCCGAGTGGCAAGCGGTTGCTCGGACTGCCGATGAATACGGAATACAAGGCCCTCGCGGCGGAAGGAAAAACCGCGCACGGCCTGTCGCCCTTCTTGGCCATCCTCGACGAAATGGGGCAGGTCAAAGGCCCGCAAAGCGACTTCGTTGACGCGATCACAACTTCACAGGGCGCGCACGAAGCGCCGCTGTTGCTGGCAATCTCAACGCAAGCCCCGACCGATGCGGACTTGTTCAGTATTTGGCTCGATGACGCGGAGCGCAGCGACGATCCTTCGATTGTCAGCCACGTTTACACCGCGCCAGAGGATTGCGAGCTTGAAGATCCAAAGGCTTGGGCGGCGGCTAATCCGGCACTTGGACTGTTCCGCAGCGAGAAGGATGTCGCGGAGCAAGCGGCACAGGCAAAGCGGATGCCTACGAATGAGGCGACGTTCCGCGTTCTGACGCTTAACCAGCGCGTCAACATGGTGGCGGCCTTCGTGTCGCCTTCGGTGTGGAGGGCCGGGAACGGCAAGCCAGATGCGCTCGATGGGGTCTGTTACGGCGGGTTGGACTTGTCGGCAACGACCGACTTGACCGCTTTCGTTCTGACCTGCCGCAAGGATGATGTTGTTTCGGTGCATCCGTTCTTCTGGATGCCTGCCGATAACGTGCAAGAGGCGGCACGGCGCGACCGCGCGCCCTATGACATGTGGGTCAAGCAGGGCTTGCTACGGACAACCCCCGGCAAGGTGATCGACTACGACTTCGTTGCGAGGGACATTGGCGAGATTACGGCGGGGCTGGATGTCGGCAAGGTCGGTTTCGACCGCTGGCGAATGGACCGAATGCAAGGCGCGCTGGAGCGGCAGGGGGTTTCCTTGCCGTTGGAGCCGTTCGGTCAAGGTTATGTGAGCATGTCGCCCGCGCTTGACGCGCTGGAGGCTGATCTACTCGCGGAGAAGGTTAGACACGGCGGGCATCCTGTCCTTGCTATGTGCGCGGCCAATGCGGTCGCCCTGCCCGATCCTGCGGGCAATCGTAAATTGGACAAGAGCAAAGCGACGGGCCGCATCGACGGGATGGTGGCGCTGGCGATGGCGGAAGGGGTTGAGGCTATGGCGACAGACTCCGAAGTCTCGGTCGATGATTGGCTCGCGGGGCTGGCTGCATGAACGGATACAAACTATCGGCCCGCGCGGAGGCCGCTGAAAAGCGTTATCGCACGCAGGCCATGCCCGCGAAGTCGCGCAAGGAGATCATTGGGGGCGGTGCGCTCGCGGACTGGGCTGGTGCAAGCCGCCAGGACGGGGTGAACTTTCGCACCAATTCGGTAACGCTGGCGGAATACATGGACGCGCCTCGCGGTAACGCGCTTGGGCTGTCTGCTACATACGCCTGCGTTAACTTGCTGGCGGGCACGCAGGCATCGCTGCCGCTGATGGTGTATCGCACGGACGAAAACGGCACCCGCACGGTTGCTCGCGACCACCCGCTGTATTTTGTCCTGCATGAAAGCCCGAACTTTGACCAGTCGGCGGTCGATTTCTGGGAGTTCATGTGCGCCGGTATTGAGCTTCACGGCAACGGTTTTGCTGAGATTGCGCGCCGCGCCGATGGGCAGATTTATTCGCTTACGCCAATCCGGCCCGACATTGTGACGGTTCGGCGCGATGGTAACGGGGAAATCGAATATAGCTGGGCCGATGACGGCGAAACGCGCAGGCTGGGCCAGCGCGACGTGCTGCATATTCGCGGCTTCGGCGGAAGTCCGCTAGGCGGGGCATCTACCTTGTCGGTATGCCGCCAGACTTTCGCGGGTTCGCTTGCTGCCGAGCGTGCAGCCAACGGCATGTTCACCAACGGGGCAATGCCGAGCGGCATTCTCTCGACCGACAAGACACTGACGCCCGAACAGCGAAAAGAGGCCGAGCGCCTGCTAGTCGAGAAGTTCGTCGGTGCGCTAAATGCCGGTCGCCCGATGCTGCTCGACAACGGGGTTAAGTGGGATCAGCTAACGATCTCCCCCGAGGACGCGCAGATGCTGGAAACCCGCCGCTTCGGCGTGGAGGAGATCTGCCGCGTGTTCGGCGTTCCGCCGCACATGATTGGGCACACCGAGAATAGCACAAGCTGGGGGACCGGGCTGGAGCAGCAAACGCTGGGCTTCGTCAAGTTCACGCTGCGCCGCCGCCTGAAGCGGATCGAGCATGCGCTGGAAAAGCAGTTGCTATCACTGAGCGAGCGCCGTGCAGGCATTCGCATCGAGTTCAATCTGGAAGGGCTTTTGCGCGGTGATAGCGCGGGTCGGGCCTCTTTCTACCAAACCATGACGCAGATGGGCGCAATGACGGTCAACGAAGTCCGCGCGCTTGAGAACCTGCCGCCAATCGAGGGCGGCGATGTGGCGCGCGTGCAGATGCAAAACCAGCCTCTGACCGCGCAGGAGAGTGACGATGCAGCGTAGTTCGTTCGCCTGGGAAATTAAGGGCATTGACGAGACGGGATATATCGAGGGCCTTGCCGCCGGTTATGGCAACGTGGACTTCGGCGGCGACCGCATCCTTCCCGGCGCGTTCAGCAAGTCGCTCGACGGGCGCGCTGGCGTCCCGATGCTGCTCTTTCACGACCAGCACCGCCCGGTCGGCAAGTGGGCTGAGTTTGAAGAAAGCCCTGACGGTCTGATCGCAAAGGGCAAGATTAGCACGAAGACCCGCGATGGCGGTGAGGCTTACGAGTTGGTCAAGGATGGCGCACTTGCGGCGCTGTCAATTGGATATGACGCGACCAAGAAGCGCATGGCTGGTAAGGTCCGCGAACTGGTCGAGCTGTTCCTTCACGAGGTGTCGCTGGTGTCCATCGGGATGAACCCGAAGGCGCTGGTCTCCGGTGTGAAGGAAATTGAGGATTCTCGCAATCGGTTGGCAGCCGGGGAACGGCTGACCGAGCGCGAGTGGGAAGGGCTTTTGAAGGACTCCTTCGGGCTTTCCAATTCGGAGGCTGAGCGCGTGGTGCGCGTTCACAATCTCCGTGCAGGTCAGGGGGAACCTGACACCACCGAACGCGACCCGTTGGAGGCACTTTTCGCCGCCATGACGGACGCGCCGATCATCTGCGTCGATGAGAATGGAAACCAAGTCTCTTTCGACGACCTCTGACAAGGAAATACCACATGACGACTGAAACGAAGTCGGTTGCGGAAGTCGCAGCCGAAACCAAGAAGCTGTTCGAAGAACGTTTCGACAACCTCAAGGCTCTGGCCGAAGAAGCTGTCGGCAAGGCGGACAACGGCGAAAAGCTGTCCAACTCCATCAAGGAACTGGCTGACCAGGCGCTGACCGGCGTTAACGAAGCCAAGAGCCGCATGGACGAAATGGAACAGAAGATGGAAGCGCGCATGAAGCGTGCCCATTCGGAAGCCAAGTCGCTCGGCGCACAGGTTCTGGAGAACGATGGCGTCAAGGCCATGATGGCTGCTGGCAAGGGCCGCGTGTCGGTCGATGTGGACAGCAAGGCGATTATCTCGGGCCTGACCACCGATGCCAATGGCTCTGCTGGCGATCTGGTTGTCGAGCAGCGCGTGGGCCTCGTCCCCGGCGTTGAGCGCCGCCTGACCATCCGCGATCTGCTGATGCCGGGTCGGACTTCGAGTTCCTCGATCCAGTATCCGAAGGAAACCGGCTTCACGAACTCGGCTGACACCCACACGGAAACCGCTGGCACCGCCAAGCCGCAGTCGGAACTCAAGTTCGACCTTGTTACGTCGAACGTGACCACGATTGCCCACTGGGTTCAGGCAACGCGCCAGATCCTCGATGACGCTCCGATGCTTCAGAGCTACATCGACGGACGCCTTCGCTACGGCCTTAAGCTGGTCGAAGAAGATCAGCTTCTGAACGGCGGCGGCACCGGCACCGATCTGAACGGCATCTACACGCAGGCGACCGCCTCGACGGCCAATCTTGCCGTTGTGGACGCGCCCACGAAGATCGACGTTCTGCGCTACGCCATGCTCCAGGCTTCGCTTGCCGAGTTCCCGGCAAACGGTGTGGTTATCAACCCTATCGACTGGGCGGGCATCGAAACCGAGAAGGATACCGCTGGTGCCTACATCATCGGTAACCCGCAGGACTCGGCTCAGCCGCGCATCTGGGGACTTCCGGTGGTCGCTACGCAGGCGATGACGGTGGACAAGTTCCTCGTCGGTTCGTTCGGCATGGGCGCGCAGATTTTCGACCGCAGCGATGCGAGCGTGGAAATCTCGACCGAGGACAGCGACAACTTCCGCAAGAACCTTGTGACGATCCTGTGCGAAGAGCGTCTTGCTCTCGCCGTGTATCGCCCCGAGGCCTTCGTGAAGGGCGACTTCTCGGATCAGATTACCGATCTGACCTCGTAACATTGGAAGGGGTGGCTTTCGGGTCGCCCCTTTTCTCAAGCCCTGTGCGCAGGGTTTCAGAAAGGAGTAAGCCAATGGCCCGCAATTCTCGTTACACCACGGCAGGACGTAGGGCGGCTTCGCGCGCTGCGGATGCTGTCGCAAAGCTTCCAGTCAACTCGGTGGCCCCGGCCATCACCGGCACGGAAACCGAAGGCGAAGACCTGTCCTGTTCGTCGGGCACATGGTCGAACACGCCTTCCTATTCTCGCATCTGGAAGCGCGACGGCGTGGCTATCGCTGGCGAAACCGGCGCTACCTATACGCTGACTTCGGACGATGTTGGAGCGGTTATCTCTGCTTCGGTGGTCGCCACGAATGACGGTGTGCAGGCGGTGGCCGAAGCCGCTGCGACTGGCGAGATTGCGGCAGCCTAATGGCCGTGGATCTCGCCCTCGCCAAGCAGCACCTACGGGTTTTGCATGATGACGAAGACGCATTGATCGCGCAGTATCTGGCTGCGGCGATTGCGTGGGTGGAGAACTACACCGGCAAGCTAATGACGCGGCGCGAGGTCGAGCAAGAAGCGTCGGCGTTTGGCGACTACCTCCCGCTATTCTATGGTCCGAACCCGGCAACGTTGGAAATCGCTTACACCGATAGCGACGATGCGCCGCAGACGGTAACTGACGCGAAGATCGTCCAGGCGCGGGCTTATCCAGCATCCTCTTGGCCGAGCATCGCAGACGATGCGCCTGTGACGCTGACCTATACGGCGGGCTATGCAACCACGCCTGCGGATCTCGACAGCGCCGTTCTACTGCTTGTGGGTGAGTTCTACGATAACCGAGAGGCTGGCGAGGCTGCACCGGCTGTTACGATGGCGGTGGAGGCCCTGTGCCGCCCCTACCGGAGTTTGATGGTGTGACCGCAGGACGTAGGAGCGAGCTTGTCACGCTGGAGCGGTTTACCTCGACCCAGAACAGCTACGGCGAAGAGGTCGAGACTTGGGCTGCTATCGGGCAGGAATATGCGGCGGTTTACTACGGCAAGGGAAGCGAGCGTCGGCAGGCTGCTATGGAGCAGGGAAGCCAGCCCGCTAACTTCCAATTCCTATCGAACGCGCAGACGCGGGGCCTGACGTTAAAGGACCGGATCGAGCATAACGGGGTCTGGGATATTGTCGGAATAAGCCCCGATACGCCCGAGCGCGGTTTGCTGGAGGTTACGGCAGTTCGCGCAGCCTAGGCCACACACTGCTTCCAAGCCGCACCGATAGTCCCGAAGGCGCGGCGATATTCAACGCGGCTGCCATCCCCATCGGGCCAGATCGTAAAGGCGAGAGACACGCCGCCATAACCGTTCTTGATGAGAACGACCTTTGATCCATCGTCGCGGTCCATCGCGGGGGTGTTGTTCTTGTTCGCAAGACAGAACGCCACTTCGTTCGGGCTGCTGTCCGTAAAGAACACTTGTTCCGGCGCTTCGCTGAGAACGGTTTGCGTGGAAGCGCAGGCCGAAAGGCTGACGGCGGCGAATAGTGCGAGTGCGGTTCTTTTCATGGCCCAGCAATAGCGGCCAAGTTTAGCAAAAAGTCAAGGGGTGCGGCAATGAAGTTCAGCACCAAGACAACGGGCTTTGAGGGCCTAGAAGGCATGCTCATCGAGTTGGAGCAGTTCAGCGGGCGCACGACCACCGGCAAGAACGCGGTTCAGCGCGGGCTTAAAAAGGCAATGAAGCACGTCGAGGACAAGGCAAAGTCGCTTGTCGCGGTGGACGAAGGCGACCTGCGTGACAGCATCACGACGAAGAAGGAGCGGGCCAAGCGCCAACGCGGTTCGGCAAAGTTCGCTCGGCAGACCGGCGTTTCGATGCTGACCGGCCCCACCGGCAAGCCCGAGGGCGGCAATCCAGCTTGGCAGGAGTTCGGCACAGTCAAGATGACGCCGCAGCCGTATATGCGCCCCGCTGCGGATAGCCAAGCAGACAAGGTGATCGCGGACGTAGCGAAAGAGCTGCAGGACGCGGTGAAGAAGTCGGTCGCACGCGCACGCAAGAAGGCGGGGAAGTAAATGGCAGACCTGCAAAGCGCGCTGTTTTCGCGCCTGACCACTGCGCTTTCGGGCACCATCGGAACCCGCGCCTACTGGTCGAAAGTCCCGCAAGGTGCGGCAATGCCGTATCTGCGCCTGTCCACGATCAGCGACGAGCGCCCACAGCACCTTGGGGGATATGACGAAAGCCGCATCACCCGCGTGCAGGTGGATGTGTTCTCGCGCTCCTACGCGGAAGCGCGGGCGATCTCGGAAAGCATCATTAGCGCAGTAGCGCAGCCCGCCACGGTCGCGGGCGTAAAGTTTGGTCGCACGAAGGCGGAAGGCCCGCGCGACCTTGGGGAAGACGTTGAAGGCGTCGGATTTGTGCATCGGCTCAGTCTTGACCTGCTGGCCGAGCATTCACTGGCATAAGGTCCACGGAGTAACACAATGGCTGAAACGCAAGAACCTAGCACCGGCTGGGGCGGCGAGTTCTGGCTGAGCACCGATGAAACTGCGGGGAACGCGGTGGAGCTTGTCCAGGTTCTCAACTTCCAGATCCCTGAAGTAACGGTGGAGCAGGTGGAGACCACTCATCTGAAGAGCCCGAACCAGTTTCGCGAGTTTATCGACGCGCTTGCCGAAGGTGGCGAGGTCGAGATACCTTTTAACTTCCGCCCCGGTTCGGACACCGACGAGATGCTTGATGATTGGGAAGCGGCGCGCGGGAAGCGTTACGCCCACTTCAACGTCCCTATTGGCGGCACTCCGGTGAAGACCTACAGCGGCACCTTTAGCTTTGCCGGTTACAATCGCGGCACGATTCAGCCCGGTGAGAAGATGGAAGCCTCACTGCGCGTGAAGCTGTCCGGCCCTCTGACTACTGCCGCCTATTCGGCTCCGGCATAATGGCGAACGCAATCAAAGGCGAAACCCCGCTCGTCCTTAGCGACGGGCGGGAGTTCACTCTCGTTCTCGACATGGAAGCTCTTGTCGAAGCGGAAGGCATCTACGGCAAGCCGCTGGCTAAACTGATGGGCGAAGCTGCGGCGGGCTTCATGGGCGCGACGGCTGCACTGTTGCAGGGTGCGGCTTCGCGCAATCATGCCATGAACCGCAGCGAGGCGCTGGAGATACTGCGCGTCGATGGCGAGGCCGTGGCTGAAGCGTTGGCCAAGGCAAGCGAAGCGGCATTCCCCGATGAGGACAAGTCGGGAAACGCAAAAGCGCCCGCGAAGAAGCGGGCTGGGAAAGCCTCTGGTCGCAGTGGTGCGAAGCAGGGTTAGAGCCTGACGCATTCTGGAGGGCAACCCCGCGCACCTTTGCGCTGATCGTCAGCGCACGAATGAAGGCGACGGGCGACCTCGCCACGATGATCGGTTGGAGTTCCGAGCGGTTCGCGCGGACCCAGAAGGTCAAATCGCTGGGGGAATATCTCCAGCCACCGAAGGGCCAGCAGCAGCAGTGGGACGAAGACGCCCGCAAGCTGATCGCGATGTTCGACAACATCGCAGCTAAGCAGTCCGAGGGGGACACTAAGAGCCAATCCGACGCCCCTTCACCTTAGCGCGGACGCAAGGGGTTGCGACGGTCCAGTCCACAAACCGGCCTCGCTTCCCCTTCGTCATGCACGCGGCCAGTTCGGAGCGGGGCAAGTTAAATCCGGCCATCATGGTCGCGAAGTGGCCGAGTTCCTTCCGCTGCTTTGCAACACAAGCCGAACCGCCATCAATCGACCGACAGTAGGTTCCAATATCCGCCCGCGCTTTCGCAAACGGGTCGCCATTCTGTGCCGCCAGTATCAGCGCCGCACTCATCAACAACATAACGCAGCTCCTTTAAGGGCTGCACTGTAGCATGGAGGCCGCACATGGCGCTAGGTGATGTGATCGCGAGGCTCGCGGTCAACCTCAGCTTGGAAACGGCCGCCTTCGAAAAGGGCGCTACCAAGTCCGAAAAGCGCATGAACCGGATGCGCGGCAAGTTCTCCGATTTCAGCAAGTCGATTGCCATTGGCGCGGCGGGCATCGGGACGGCCATCGCGGGCATCAACAAGGTCTTTGGCGACCTTGCCCAGAAGTCGAAGGAAATGGGCAACGCGGCGCAGGTCGCGGGCGAAAGTTTCGAGGACTTCCAGCGCCAAGCCTACGGCGCACGGATGGTCGGCGTCGAGTTCGACAAGCTGGGCGACATTTTCAAGGACGTTCGGGACCGTATCGGTGACTTCGCCCAGACGGGCGGCGGGCCGATGGCCGACTTCTTTGAGAACATCGCCCCCAAGGTCGGCGTAACGGCTAAGGCGTTTGAGGGCCTAGGTGGGCGGGAATCTCTCCAGCTTTATTACGACAGCTTGAAGAAGGCGAACGTCAGCCAGGAAGATATGGTCTTCTACCTGGAGGCTATGGCGTCGGACGCTACAAACCTGATCCCGCTGCTTGAGAACGGCGGCGCGGCTTGGGAAAAGTATGGCGACAAGGCCGCTGTCATCACCGAGGACCAGCGGGCGCAGCTTCAGCGTTACGAAGCCGCGATGATGAAGATGGAGAACTCTCTCCAGCAGCTTGCCTTGACGTTGGTTGATAGCGGGCTGATCGACAAGTTTGCCAACTTCGCAACCCAGCTTGCGGCCGTCACCGAGGGCTTTAGCGGCGTATCGGTTGCGGCCAGTGCCGCCGATGAGGAAATGAAAAAGACCGAGGGGGCGCGCAAGTTCGGCAGCGACCTTCGGGAACTCAGCGACAATATCAACAAGTGGTATCTGGCGACCGACAAGGCGTTTGCTGACGCGGGAACGGGCATCCGCAATTTCTTTATCGAAGCCTATGCGCGCTTTGATCGCTTTGCCCAGACGCTGAACAATCTGCCCATCACGGCGGCAGCGGCCATGCAGCGTCTTTATCAAGGCGTAAAAACGTGGCTGCAAGATAAGCTGGGCGCGGTGTTCTCTTGGGTTCAGGACAAGGTGCGCGCTGTCGAGGCCACCTTCGCTTGGCTGTATAACGAGGTGGTCGGGAACTCTTGGATTCCCGATATGGTCGAAGAAGTCGGCCAGCACATGAATAAACTCGACAAGCTGATGGTTGACCCGACCGTCAAGGCGACCAAGAAAACCGAAGAGGCGTTTCGCGACCTCGCCCGCGAAGTAAGCGGCATCCTTGACCGGCTGTTCCCGAAGGTCGCTGCGCTTAACGCGATGAAGGACGATATTTCCGCTGTCGAGCGGGGCGTCAAGGCGGGGATCATCAGCCCCGAGATTGGCGAAGAAGCGCGGCGTCGGGCACGGCGTGTCGGGGCGGGGCTGGACATTGAAGGCCCCAACGCGACGGTTAGCGATAACATCCTCAACGCGCCCAAACTCACCGATGGCATGAAGACGGTTGGCGATGGCCTTAAGGGGCTTGCGGACAAGGCCAAGATCCAGACCGTTCGGGTTGCCGAGACGTTCAAGGACATGGCCGAAGGCACGCTTGCCGCGCTCGACCGGATGACGAACGCAATTAAGGGTGGCGGGTTTCTCGACATCCTTTCCGGCATTGTCGGACTGGGCATCCAGCTTGGCAGCGTGGGCGCATTCGGCAAGACTATTCAGGGCGACATCAACAAACCGATTGGCAATAACGCGAACGGCACCAACAATTGGCGCGGGGGCCTTTCGTGGGTCGGTGAGCGCGGCCCTGAGTTGGTAAACCTCCCGCGCGGTTCGCAGGTGTTCAGCAACAGCGATAGCCGCGCGATGATGGGCGGTGGGCTTCAGGTCGAGGTGGTCGCGAACAATAACGGGTTTGGGGCTATCGTTCGCAACTACGCGGGCCAAGTGGTCGCGGAGTCTGCCCCCGCCCTGATCCAAGGGGGTGCGCAGCTTTCCGCTCAGAACTCCCGCTTCGCAGCATCGCGGAGGCTTGGCCGATGATCGAACTGCCCGCAGGCGTAGTGCCGAGCGAAATGGAAGTGCTGTCGCTCGATCAGGGCAGCGTCGTGCGCGGTGCATCGTCGCTGCGTATCGACCGTCCCGGCACCCGCTATGCAATCGGCTTCACGTTCCCGCCCAGCGCCAAGCCTAAGCTTGCAAGGATCGTGCGCGCCAAGCGGGAGGGCATTCGTGTCTATCTGCCGCTGAAAGTGCCGCAGGGATCGCCGGGAGCGCCTGTGGTCGATGGCGCGGGCCAGTCGGGCACCTCGCTTGACGTTCGCGGCTTCACGCCGGGGTATTTCGCCAAGGAAGATTACTGGCTGACCATCGTGGACGCCAGCGGCAATGGCTATCTGCACCAAGTGGTCGAGACGGTGGGCGCGGATGGCACCGGTGAGGCAACCCTGAGCATCGAGCCGCCCTTGCGTGAAAAGTTCGCTGACGGCGCGACTATCGAGTTCGCCAAGCCCTACATTGAGGGTTTCATCGACGGCGAAGACTGGGGCTGGAACACGCCGACTAACTGGCTGGTGTCGGTTGGTTTCGTGGTGGAGGAATACGAGTGAGCCGCGTAGCCCTAACCGGCCTCCTGACAATCGAACTGCCCGAAGCGACCCTGCGCTTCACTGATGGCGGGTTCATCGAATACGGCGGCGAAACCTACCGCGCCAAGGATGACACGTTCGGCACCATCCAATCGGTGCAACCGTTGTCCGAAGGCGTAGGCGATAGTGTCCCCGCCCTTTCGATCACCCTCCTGCCGCCTGACACTAGCGCGGTGGCCGAACTAGCAAAGCCGGGGCATCAAACCGCACAGGTGCAATTCGTGCTGGCGGAATACGATGTGGACGCGGGCACGATCAATTCGGCGGATGTTCTGTTTACCGGCCAGATCGACCAAAGCGTGCTGACGGTCGGCAAGGGCAAGCGCGAACTGTCAATGTCGGTGGTTAGCCTCGCTGAGCGGCTTTTTGAGGGCAACACCGGCAACTCGCTCAATCCTACGTTTCACAAATCGGTGTGGCCTGGAGAGACGGGCCACGACAACGCAACGGGGCTAGCTGTTCCGGTCGCATGGGGCGTCGAGCGCCCTAGCGGTGGCGGAAGCACCTACGGCGGCGGCGGTGGGCCTTCCGGTCGCGGGAATGTCTTCGGCGGCCCGAGATACGATTACCTCTGATATGAAAAAGCTACCGGAACTCGAACGCCGCAGGATCGCGACGGAAAAGACCCTTGCCCGCTATCGGGACAAGGAGTTCGACTGGTCCAAGGGCATCACCTGCGTTCACTTGGCGCGCTTCCACCTGCGCAACATGGGGCACAAGGTCGAGACGTTGCCGCGCTTCCGTAGCGCGCTGGGGGCCAAGCGGGCGCTTAGTGCGAAAGGCTACGGCAGTCTTGGGCGGCTGATGGATAAGAAGCTGGCCCCGATTGCGCCCGCGCAGATGATGCTTGGGGACCTCGCAATGGTCCCCGGTGAGCAGGGCTTGGACGCGCTGTTTGTCTGCGCTGGTCCGCTGAAGCTGTTTGGCTGGCGCGAGGATGCGCCGAAGCTGGTTGTTCTCGACGTATCACTTGACGAGCTAACCGCCGCGTGGAGGGTCTGAATGGCTAAGGCAGTCAAGACCATAGGGGTAATCGCGGGCGCGGTTGCACTTGCTGCTACCGGCGTCGGTGCGTTCGCAGCCGCAGGCACGGCCCTAGCGGCCACTGCGTCGTCGGTCGCTACCATCGCAACGGTTGTATCCGGTGTGGCCAACATCGGCGCGCAGGCCCTCACCAAGCCGCCTCCGGCGCGGGGCAGCGTCACGCAGATACTGATCGACCCGAACGCGCCTCAGCCATATGTCATGGGCGAAGGCTATTTCGCAGGCGTCCTGCGGCATGACACTGGCTATGGCCCGACGCTCAAGAAGGTCCCCAACCCCTACCGTTTCATGCCGGTGGTGTATTCGGGTGGCGGGCCGGTTGAGGGTATATCACCTCGCACCGACTTCGCGGCGGTTTCGTCCTGGTATAGCGGCTTCCTCTACACCGACACGCAGCTTGGCGCATGCCCCGAGGCGGATGCGCTATCGCCGCAGTGGTCGGGTGCGCCGGGGTGGAGTTCGTCGTCCAGGCTGTCTGGCCAAGCGGCAATCGGGTGGTCGCTCAAGTTCGACAAGAACGGGAAGCGGTTTGCTGGCGGCCTGCCGGTCATGGGTGCCTATGGGCAGTGGGTAAAGGTCTATGATCCGAGGCTGGATAGCACGTTCCCCGGCGGCTCCGGCTCGCACCGCATCGGTGATGAAACCACCTACGAATACAGCGCCAACCCTGCCCTGCACGCGGGCACGTATGCTTATGGCCGCTATCAGAACGGCAAGCGCGTCATGGGCATGGGGCTGGCTGCTGATGCAATCGACTGGGCCGTTATCGCGGCGTGGGCGAATGTCTGCGAAGCGAACGGGTGGGAGAACTTCTTCGGCGTCGTTTACGAGCCGGGGGATCGCTGGGCGAACCTGAAGGATATTTGCTTTGCGGGCGGGGCCGATCCGGTTGCCCTTGGGCAGCTTACCTTCCGCTACCGCGCACCCACGGTTGCGCTGGACACGATCACCGAGGCGGACCTTACGGACGACGATCAGAGCGTCATGGCGATGCAGTCGTTCCGCGACCGCATCAACACCGGCATTCCTAAGTATCGCAGCCCTGCCCACAATTGGGAAATGGTCGATGCGGAGCCGGTGGTTAACTCCACCTTCCTGACCGAAGACGGCGAGGAAAAGCGCGAAACGTGGCCTTGCAACTTCGTCACCGACGAGGACCAGGCATCGCAGCTTGTGGCCTACCATATCTGGGACAGCCGCGAACTGGCCCCCATCACGCTAGTGTGCAAGCCCCGTATGCGGTCCTACCGCCCCGGCGAGTGCCTGCACCTCGACCTGCCCGAACTGGGGCTGGACACAACGGCCATCATCCTGCGCCGCGAACTCGATCCGGCAACCATGAAGGTCAAGCTGGAACTGATGGGCGAAACGAGCGCCAAGCACGCCTACTGCTTGGGCCTGACTGGCACCGCGCCGCCTACACCGGCAATCGGGCAGACAGCGCAAGAGAAGGACGAGCTGGCCTCCGCCGCAAGTGATCCGGCGGGCTTGGGCACACTCAAGCTGTCGAGCAGCTACACGCGGGGCCTTGCTGGCAACATCACGCAGCTTCACGATGGCACCGGGACCGGCACAGTAACGGTTACCATTCCCGATCACACCCGCGTCTATGCGGACGGCACCGAGGCGTCGGTTACCGGCGGCGATTTCACGCTGGACGAAACCACAAGCTATCTCCTGTCCTATGATGATCCCGACTTTGCGGGTGGTGAATTGGGCGTGGACTTCGCGCTGGTTGAAATCACCCCCGGCACAGGCGGGCAGACCGGCGGCGATGCTTATTTCAGCGCGGCCAATCCAAGCCGCCATTACCTCGCCAGTATCAGCACGGTGAACGAAGCTGGCGAAGGCGGCGGCGCGGGCGGCTCCTCGCCCCCCGGCGGCGGTGGCTGGGACAATGACGATCCCGGCGGCGACATACCCTAAGAAGGAAAACATAAATGACCCAGCATGGTGACTGGCTGCGCTCGCTTGCGTCAGCCGGAAAGGGCGGCGTTGAGCTTCCGCCGATTGACCGGGGCTTGCCCTACGAGCTGATCCTGAACGTGCCGATTGACGTTAGCGGGGATGCTTTCAGCGCATCGCTGCGTGTCTCCCCCGATGCTTCAGGCAGCACCCTTGCCGACTTCTCGGTTTCGGTCGGATCGTGGGATGGCACTTATACGCCGGTCACGCTGAGCCTGACCGATACGCAAGTGAATGCGCTTCCCTCCGATGACGACGCAGACGGGCAGGTCGAACTTGTCATGGACGTTCTGCGCGACCCGAGCGGCAGCGCCATCGAATACCGCTTCCTGGGCGGTAATATCTACGTAAACGGAAAGGTGACCGATGCCTAGCATTCAACTGGTTTTGGACGCGAACGAGCGGGTCATTGGCCTCGGCTCCGATGTAGCCGAAGCCGCGCGTCAAGCGGCGATTGCGAAGGATGCTGCTGAGGATTTGCAGCAGCTTCTCGACATCACGACCGCCGAACCGGAGGCAGGAACGTTTCTGCGCGACCAGTTCACCGAAAAGCACCTGCTGGGCTTCCATCGAGAGGGCAATGCCACCGTAAACGGCCTGCGCGTTGTGCGAGATGTGAATATCGCAGCCGACGAGGATGGCTGGTATCACATAATCTCGACTTCGGACCCGCTCGGCATCCTCGCAGTCCATGTCGGCAATGATGAGAACCCCGGCACGGGTCAGATCAAAATCGGTTCGCTTTCGGACGACTCGATTTCCCGCATTGCCGCCCGCCTTGGCGTTGCGCAAACGGGTGGAACGATTTGGTGTTGGGGTGACAGCATGACCTACGGGCAGGGGGCGACCACTCCTGCCACCGACAGCTACCCGGCTGTGTTGGCGAGCCTTTCGAGCCGGGCGGTTCGCAACGAAGGTGTCCCCGGCGAAACCTCGACCGAGATCGCAACGCGAATGCTCGCCACAACCGACGCGCATGGTTCGCTGAATATCCTATGGGTTGGTCGCAACGACCTTGGGCAGCGTGAAACCATCCGCGACAATGTAGTGGCGATGGCCGCTGCTGTTCGCGAGGCAGGTGGGCAACTTCTCGTCATGCCCCCGGCCAATGGGGAGGATGAAGGCGTCGGTCAGGCGAATGCCTTTCGCCACACCTACGTTACCGAAAACGAACAGACGTTGGAGGCTGTTGCGGGCGGCGATTTCATCCCACTGCGCCGCTGGGCAATCGACTTCGGGCTTGAGGAGGCGGGCATCACACCCACCACCCAGGACGACACGGATGTTGCTGCCGATACGGTCCCAGACAGCCTGCGCTTTGACGGGGTTCACTGGAACACGGATGCCTACGCAGCCGCCGCATCCTTCATTTACAATTGCATCCAGACAAGGGGTTACTGAACATGGGCACTGCCTCGCTTATCGACATTCCTATCAACCTTTCCGACCCCGACAGCAGCATTCCGGTGCGCGCGAATTACACCGAGGACCTTCCGGCCCTTTCGGAACTTTTCGGGTGGTATACCGCTGGCGCGGATTACGTGACGAAGGATGGAAGCAATAACGTTTCGGCCATGATCGACCGCTCGACGAACGGCGAGAACATGGTCGCAGTCACGGGCAATCCGCTGTGGGTCGATGAGGTGATGAATGGTCGCCCGATCCTTCGCTTTGCTGCCGATGCCGTGATGCGTTGGGGCACTGCTTCCGTGGCCAGTTTCCCTACCACCGGAAGCTGGACGAAAGTCGTCATCATGCGCCCCGACGGCGTTACGGCCACAAGCAACCAGAATATCCTTTCTGACAGCCGTTCGTCGAAGCACACCCTATTCCGCGTCAACGGCACAGGTGATATTCGGAACGACAACAGTTCCAGCAATTCCGCGACTGCGTCCGCTGCTGCGGCAGGCGATGAGGATCGCCTGATCGTGGCCTCGTGGGATGCGGACACTAAGACATCGAAGATTGCGATTGATGGCGGTGCGGTGTCGAGCGACACGAATGCATCGGCAGCCCCTACCGCGAACTACCTCTTCCTTGGCGGGCCTTCTACCACCGCGCAGCTTCGCGCAGATGTCGCGGATGTGATGCTTTTCAACGTGGATATTCTCGCGGCGGGCAACGCCTCGATCTACAATCTTGTGAAGGCGTATGCGGAGAGCAAATACGGCATCGGCGCGTGATGACCCGCGCTCTGACCTGCCTCGGGGTAATGTGCCTAGCATGGCCGTTAAGCGAGTGCGCGTTTGACTTTGTTCAAGGCAGGAGGCGGCGGTGATCGAGGGTATCCTAACGGGCCTTCGCATCGGCGCTTCCCTACTTTGGGCGTGGATTGCCGTGCGGGTCCTGATCGAAAGCTGGCACGTAACCGAGCAGTCGGTGTCGGTGCGCAAGCGGGCGTGGCACTACTGGCGGCTGATGCTGCTGGTGATGGCATTCGTGATTGTCTGCCTGTTCTCGCCTGAAAACATCCTGCGGGCAAACGGATATATCACCGAGCAGACCGGATTCTGGATGATGTCTGCGGGAGTGGTGGGCCTACATATATGTGCCTACCTCACCCTGATGGGGCTAGATATAGCGACCGGCAAGGGCAACCGCGCTTGGCCCGCCTATCCGCTGCTTTCAATCGTCTCTCTCATCTACGGCCTCATCAGAGGAATTGTATGAAACCCCTTCTAGCGCACCTCCACGAATACGGCGCGGTGATTTTTGGGCTGGTGGTCGGCACGGTAGCGCACTTTGGGCGGCTGCTGTCTGACGGGCAGATGCCGACTTGGACGCAGGCGCTTGGCTATTTCATGCAGCTTGGCATGATCGGACTGGTGGCCGTTGTGGCGACCAAGATGCTGGGGCTGACCGATGCCGACACGCGGGCGCTTGCCACGGCCATCCTTGCGATCTCGACGCAAGAGGTGGTGCGGTATCTGAAGGCGCGCGGTTGGCAGCAACTTGCCCGCTATGCCGCCCCCGGTGAAGCCGCCCAAGCAGAGCAGGAGTTGCGGGCGTGGGAGCGCCAGTTGTCGAAGGGCGACCTTCATCGGCTGCTCAAGAAGATTGACGAGCAAGACTGAGTTTTCCCCGAACATTTACAGAACAACGTAGTCCGCGAAGGTGGGCCGCGCTAGCATGCATTCCGAAGCCTAGCAATAGGCGTTGTGGGAGGGATCGTTTGAAGATCGACCCTGAACTTTATTCGTATTGCACCGACCGCCAACGCGAGGTGCTTGAAGCCTACGAAGAACACGGCACCGGCCCTGCGGCTGCGGAGGCCCTGGGCGGCACCGACCGCACCTATCCCGACAAGGTATTGCGCGACGTTCGTAAGAAGGCGGCTCGGGAGGGGTATGCTCCGGGGCACTTTCAAGACGGCGTTGCCCCCGGCTACCTTATGGGCAAGGTTACGGTGCAGCGAGGCCCGGGTGGCGTCGAGCGCGTATGGGAGCGCCAGTTCCCCGATCAAACCCGCGCGCTTGAGGCGCTTAGGGAAGTCGTTGAAGGCATCCAGTCGGATATCGAGCCAGCGCCCCGGGTCAAGGCCCCGGCGGTTGCTAACTCGGACCTCTGCAACCTTTTCACTTTCACGGATTATCATCTCGGAATGCTCGCTTGGCATCGCGAGGGCGGGCAGGACTGGGATCTCCAAATTGCCGAAATCACTCTGCGCAAGGCGATGGCCGCGATGGTTTCGCAAAGCCCCATCGCCCATACGGCGGTGGTCAACATTCAGGGTGACTTCCTGCACACGGATGGCCTGACTCCGGTTACTCCCGGGCATGGCCATGTCTTGGATGCTGACAGTCGTTTCCCGAAGATCCGCAAGGCGGCTATCCGCCTGATCCGCGAACTTTGCCGGATGGCGCTGGAAACGCACATGGAGGTGCATCTTATCCTAGCGGAAGGCAACCACGATCAGGACAGCATGGGCTGGCTGGCTGACAGCTTCGCGGTCCTTTATGAAGATGAGCCGCGCTTGACGGTCAACGACAGCAACCTCCCCTTCTACGTGGTGGAATGGGGCGAGACGATGATCGGTGTCCATCACGGGCACAAGGTCAAGAACGAACAGCTTCCGCTCTTGTTCGCGGCTCAATACGCGCAGGCGTGGGGCCGCACCCGCCGCCGTGAAATCCATTGCGGGCACCGGCACCATCGGGACGAAAAGGAATACAACGGCGTCACGGTTGTGCAGCATCCGACACTGGCGGCCCGGGATGCCTATGCAGCGCGCGGGGGCTGGATTGCCGACCGCGCGGCTCAGGCGATCACCTACCACAAGCGATACGGGCAAGTGGGCCGCGTTATGGTCTGCCCTGAAATGCTGGAGCAGGCGGCATGAGCTGGACCCAAGGAGTCATGCCCCGCGAGGATATGGACGAGCAGATGATTGCGCGTCTTGAAGCGGCTTACACGCGCCAGACCGGCGAACAGGCTAAGGTCGAATACCTGACTTGGTTCACGCTTGATGGCTCGGACGCGATTGCTCACTTCGACAGCCAGCGTGGCTTTAGGCTCGGGAGGGCGGCATGATTGCTCCCCTTCCCATTCCCGCCGCCCCTACGGCTGAAAAGGTCGCCCGCAATATCGAGCGGCGAACACAGCGGGAGGTAGAAAAGGCACTGGTCGAACGTGACCGCCAGTTGAGAGGTGCACCATGATACCCTCTGTTTTTGACATCGGCGTAGATGCAGCGGACTACGTTGCCCCCTACCCTGTCACCTATAGCAATTGGGATTTGTGCGAGGGGCTTCCTGACGAGGAATTGACGGTGGTTTTCGAACCGGACTTCTGCGCCAAGCTGCCGGAGGAATGCCCTGAAATGCTGGTGGTGGACGAAGGCGACTTCGGCGATGAATAGCGCCGCCCAAGCCCTCCGCGATGCTGCCGATTGCGTGGAAGCCTGCGCCCTCTCGGATGCCCAGCTAGACCTAATCGAAATGATCGGCCTTCATGTGAAGGACAAGGCAACCGGCGGCATAACCGACCGATGCCGCACAACCAAGCTGCTGCTTAGGATGCTGGATCGTGGTTAGCGCAGCAGCACGTGAAGGAAGCGGTCAACCCACGGCATCCGCTGGTCTTCCTCTTGGATTAAGCGCTTGGCCTCGCCCACGTCGATTTCGCCTTTATCCATCCTTCGCAGGATTGCGCCAATCCGCCGTGCCGGTGCGTGGTCGATTTCAGCCATGCCCCACGGCTACCACAAAAGCGAGGACATAGCAAGTGAACCGAACCCATATTTTCGACGCTGTGCGCGAGATACTCAAAGGCCGCGACCGCAAGCCCGTGTTCCGCCAATTCGAGGTTGACGCACTGGACGCTGCGATTGATGCGGCCATGCGCGAGACTGGCGAACAGCTTGCGACCGAAAGCCGGGGCGCGGATGCCTTCGACCGCGCCTTGCCTATCCTGCTGGCTCAGGAGGGCGGCTATGTTAATCATCCGTCAGATCCCGGCGGCAGAACCAACCTAGGCGTTACACAGCGCACGTGGGAGGCGTGGACGGGCCACAAGGCTACGGAAGCGGAAATGCGCGGCCTGTCTGTTGCTGATGTGGCCCCGCTTTATCGCGCCCGGTATTGGGACGCTGTGCGAGGCGATGACCTCCCGCCTGGAATCGCGCTGTCGGTGTTCGATTTCGGCGTTAACGCTGGCCCTGCCCGCGCCATCCGATATTTGCAGATCGCGGTGGGCGCTACGCCTGACGGAAAGATTGGCCCCAAGACGCTAGCGCGGGTGAATAGGCGCACCGACGCGGACCTAGTGCGGGAGTATGCCGAGCATCGCCGCAGCTACTACCGCCGCCTCAAGACCTTTAGCGTGTTCGGCAAGGGCTGGCTACGGCGCGTGGACCACATCGAAGCGGAAGCACTCAAACTCGCAACCTAGGGGGATGCCATGAAGGGCGGGTTATTCGTGGGCGGTATGAGCATTGCCGCTACAGGGAATATAGTCGCCTTCTGGTGTGCAGCTGTCTCGGTGGGATTGGTTATTGCTTGGCGGTGGGTGGCGAATTAGCGGCGACGTAACCCAGCAGCCATCGCAGATCCTCAACAGTGCCCGCGATGCCCTCGGGGCACCCGTCATCGGCCCATTCTTGCGATCCCTTGATGCGAGCCTGCTTGGCGTCAAATGGCTCAGCCACCGCATCGGTGCAGGAGGGGCATCTGTCTAGGCAAAGACCTGCGTGGTCAAGGAACCCAGTCCCTTGGCAAAAACTGCACACGTTCATCCTTCACTCGCTTTCTTCCGCTTATGCAGACGGTCCATGATCTTGCGCCCATAGCGCGCCGTGGCTCCGCAATCACACTCGAAAGCATACTGGTCCAAGTGGAACGTGCAATCGCGCGCGTGGTTGCGCGGATCGTGCTTGCCATAGTCTTGCTCAGCCATGCCCCTGAGTAGCACGAATTTCCTTGCCAAACAAGCCGGAACATGTCATGAACAAAACACCATGCGAGACGCCGTTTTTCCAATGGCTCGACAAGCTGAACCGCCCCGTCACGCGCTGGGGGTTTTCCATCGTGGCGGTCGCATACGGAGCGCGGGCTGTGTTCGGGGCTGACTTTGACCCGATGGCCTTTGCCGCATTGGTCGCCCCCGCTGGCTTTACCTACTGGCGGCGCGGTGATGAGAAGCTGAAAGGAATTGAGTGATGGCATTCACCGTGGATTTTGGCTGGTGGCTTCTGCCGCTGGCTATCACGCTCGCAGCCTTTGGACGCCTATGGGTGTGGTCCGCGCAGCAGCCCCCGTCGAGCGGGTATGGCGCTATCGGAACGGTCATGGCTCACGCTTTCCTTTTCGCTATTGCCTTGATCGTCTCACTGGTTGCGTGGCTCGTCTACGCAATTTTTACATAAGGGAGATTGCCTGTGCCCCTCGGCAGCATTGATGACGGCTTTATCCTCCGCGCTGTCTGGCGACGCTTCAAGGCGTGGTGGCAGGCAGGCACGGGTGGTTGGCCCACGGCAGCTGTCCTGTTGGCGTCCGCCGTGTTCGCGGCGGCTATGCTGTCATGATCGCAGCATGGCTTGGAACGAAGGCGCTTGGCCTTCATCGGTGGATCTGGCTGCTTGCCCTCCTGGCGGCAATCGCTGGCGGCATTCTGTGGCTACAGGCCCGCGAGGAAGCAGACGACAAGGCAAACCAAGAGATTGGCGCAAAGGTCCAGCGCGAAGGCGACCTGCGCAAGACTATCGAACGGGCGGAGACAGCCAATGAAGCTGCTGAAAATATCAAGCGTGATCCTGATGCTCGGCGCGACGGGTGCCTGCGCCACTCACGAACCCCCGAGAACTGTTGACACATCCTGCCTGACGTTCCGCGCGATAAGCTATGCGGAACTAGCTGCTGGCGAGGTGGACGATCCCGGCAACGTAGCTGATAGCAAGCCGACCGTTGACGAGATCGAGGCGCATAACGCCAAGTGGGATGCTATCTGCGGGACTAGCCGAACACCGCCCCAATCACCCCCGCTAGTAACCCCAGCCCGATAAGCACCTGGACTGGCTTAGGTAGGCGCATTGGATGCCAGCCACTCGTAGACGGTGCCGAAGCCCGCTTTCTTAGTGCGGCGGCGCATTTCACGGTTAGCCGCTCCGATGTTCTGGCAATCGGTGGGCGAGGACCATCCAAACATACCGCGCGGCTCAGTGGGCCTCCACGCGATCAGATCTGCATCGGAGAGTCCGCGAAAAAAGCGGCGGCCTAGCGCGAGGTCAGTCAT